TCTCACGGATACCGACATATTGTTTGTACTCAGGGTCTTCCATTGGAAGAGCTACCTTGAGGATTGCTGTACCTGCAGCGATAGTCGCAGCAGCGTCTAGCTCAGCAGACGTCAGGTGATTTACCGGGTTGGTAGTCAGAGCTGCGTCGTCTGCAGAAGTTAGTACGACTTGGTACGTACCGCCGGCGCCAGCTGTGATGTCTTCCACAGCGTGCACTGTTAGGTACACTGGCTTACCAGCACCGATGTCACGAACCTGCTCGAGGTCCATCACATCGCCAACTAGGTTCGTACCGATGTTACCAGTGGCAACGCCGTCAGCGAACGTGTTGTTAGCATCTTTAATCATAGGTCACTTCCTTCCTATTATGTTACTTGAGCTTCGTCAACAGCTAGCGCGTCAACTACACGTACCGGGAAGTCGCCGTTGAACATAGAGGTACGAGTACCACCCACGTCGCGAGTTTCTAATGTACTTTGTGCAGTCTTAGCAGATAGCTGCTTGCGGAGGATCTCACGCAGTTTGCGGTCCATGTAGAACACTGGGCGTACACCCTGAGTCGATGGAAGACGCTCAAGCGCTGAGAACATTAGGTCGGCTAGGTCAGCACCGGTGCTGATGTCGCCAGATAGCTCTGAACGGTCAATGTTCGCAATACGAACACCATAACGCCAGTCTTCTACCGCAAGACCTGCTTTCATGTGAAGCTTAGAAGTCATCACATGTAGGCGGGTGCCTGCACCACCGGCTTCCTCAGAAACGCGGTCGCCAAGATCCATGATCTCGAGACCAGCTTGTGCGTTCTTAGGTACGATACCGTGGATAGTCTTATCAGACCAGCCAACAAGCCAGATACTAGCGTTGTCAGAACCCGTACCGCCACCGTCGATGATGTTATCACCGCTGTCAGCGCTCGTGTCTGAGTAGTAGTACGAAAGGCCTGTGAACTCTTCCGTGTTGATGTCTTCGTTACCGTAGAACAGAGTCTCGGCAATCTTGTGAAGCATGCCTTGTGCAATACCCGCGTCCTCGCGGTTACGGAACATAGCAGCGTCCTTCTGAAGCTTCAGAAGCTCTACATCAACCTCAGAGAAGTTCTCGAGCATACCTGTCGTGAAGTCAATCTGAGCAGTTTTAGTTTTGGTAGGTTGTACACCTTTACCAATCACGCGCCACGTCGGCTCTGGAAGACCTGTACGGATAGTCGTACGGTGGCCTGTATCCAGGTTACCTTGTGTGAACACGATGTCCTGAAGAATCTCATTGTCCTCGTTCAGGATCTCGATAACGTCCGCGTGCGTCCCATCAGGGTCGGTACGCTTTGCAAGATCCAGCAGGGTGAGATTCTGGTTAGTTAGTGTCGCCATAACACCACTCCCTTATTGTTTTGTTTTGAATTGCGCCATGCCAGGACTATCATAGCGCTTATCTAAAAGATTTTGCGCTTTAGTAGCCTCGCCACTGCCGGTAACTACGCTGTCGTCGGACATTGCTTTACCGATACGAGAGAACACGCGGATAACTTCTGGGTGGCTACCGATACCGGTTGCGTCCATGAGAGTTTTCAACTCGTCCGTTCCGTATTTATTTAGAGCTTTTTTAGCGGTAGCGACGTTTTCCCCGTACTTCTCCCCGCCAAACTCTGAATCTTTTTTAGACTCATCAGCCCAGCCGCTTACGAGCTCTTCATGAGCTTTCTGTTGCGTTGCTAGGTGATTGTCTAAGAACTGTTGAGCGTCCTCTTTAGAGGCGCCCATTTTGTTAGCAAATTCTTCGAATGACTTAGCTTGCTCGGCATTGACTTTGTTCTCATCGATGTCTAGAGTAAACGGTTCAGCGTCTTTCTTGTCATCAGACTTCTTATCGTCATCGCCTTTTTCGGCTTCCGAATCTTTGTCGTCCGCTTTGCCTTCGTCGGGCTTTTTGTCAGCGGTTTCTTCGGTTTTCTCGCCTTCGGTAGTGGACGTCGCATCCCCACTCTCCTCAGCTGCCGTTAGCTCAGTCGTCGCTTCCGTATTCTCCGAAGTCGTCTCGGTCTCGGTGCTCGACGCTGTTGTCATCTCTGTGTTGTTTGTGCTGTCGTTTGATTCGCTCATTAGTCTCCCTTTCAGCATGTTCTACTATCATTGTATTCAGAATCGCAGGTTTTTGCAACAGTTGCTTTACCAGAGGCGTCACCACTGCTTTACTCCCTGCGAGAAAAATGTTGTCTTCGACCGAGTTCCCGCGTACGTATGCGTCCGCAAACCCGTCGTGCTGGGCGACCAGTTCGTATAAAAACCGCCTGCCCTCTTCCGTACCCGCGATTAGCTCAATGTCTATCATTACTCGATCTCATTCACCATTTTAGCAGCTGACGCGTTCTGTACGTTCGCGCTAGCTTGCTGGTTTTGTGCTTCTAGCTGCGCCGCTTCTGCTTGGAGCTGTGCGCGCCCCTCGCGTGTTTGCTGCGCCTCCTCAGAACTTACCACAACATCCGGCACTACGCCTGTAAACTGGCTGTAATTGTCGATCGTGGCGTCGACGTCTAGCTTGTCTTTCGCCGCCTCGAACCCAGCGCCTACAAGAGCGCCTACTACGTTCGCGAAGTCGATGATGTTCGCTGCGTCTGAAGAACGCTGTGCCTGAGCGAGGGAGCCGATGAAACGGATTTCAAGAGAGCCACCCTCGAGCTCAGGAGGAAGCGGAGGTAGGAGCCCCGCCTCGTCAGCACGGTTGTAAATACGTTGCAATACGCCTGTCAGCAGGTCTGTCTGGATCGCCTCAAGCACTGGGCCGAGTACTGTTAGACTCTCCTGATTTCGAGACGTCAGCTCCAGCTCGTTACGCGGCTGAATACCCTCGAGAGACGAGATCGTCTGGAATAAGTCCACGAAGAACGCTTCGTCAATACGGCGCTCAGTCGCGGCCATATCCTCGCGTAGCTCACCCAGTCGCTGGTCTACTGTGAATACCGGCTGAAGGCCTTCACGGTTCGCGTTATCGTCGTATGCGATCAGGCCAGACGTCAGGTTTTTGTTATTCAAATTCTTCAAGCCAGGAGGGCCTTTCAGTAGCGGGCTAACTGTTCTAGCCACACCTTTCGCCTTAATGCGCTCCTGCTCCTGCAGACCGTTGTTATCGCCCAGTGCAACCATTCCTGGCCCACCCGTACCATAAGCTTCCTCACCTACTGTCTCCCATCGCACAGCAAACGCTGGCATCTGGTCAAACCCTCGCTCTGATAGCGGCGGGTGGCTCGTATGCTTAGATAGGTACTTAATCGAACGGTACCGCTTAAAGCGAGACTCCAACTTGTCTTCGTCGAAGTCCGGGTTCAGCTCGATACACTGCGTCACCGCGTGTCGTGCTTCCGAGCTCCCGTTGTCGATCTCTTTCTGGATCTCATCCGGCAAGTTTTCTTTACCGAACTCGCCGGCAAGCTGCCGTGCAAACATTTTAGTCTCTAGGATAAACACCGAGAGGTTATCGCGGTGATCGTAGCCAAGCCAGAACGTACCCCACGTAGGCACTTTAAACCGCACCACGCTGTCGAAATCGTCCTCCTGAACCACAACAGCGGTACTGAACGTCGTGAGCTCCGTCAGGAACTTATTAATCGCTCTGTAGAACTTACTCTCGTTCAGGATCGTCTTAACCGTGTTCTCCACCTCGTGAGCCCACTCGCGCACGTTACCCGAACGCATCAGCTGACGGTCGACAGTCTCGAGCTTAAACCACGGTTTAGACGGGCTTGACGTACCCGCGATCATGCCGCTGACGCAAATGCGTCGGGCTTTTAAAACCGTGTTGTTAATAAATTTCTGATCTTTACGACGCCCGCGTTCCTTCGAATCTGACTCAAAGAAATCTCCGCGTCGGGGGTCAATAGATAGGGCAAGCTCTTGAGCGTAGTCATCGAAATAATTACGCTCTAGGTCCAGCTCTTTCTTCAGCGACTCGCATCCCTTAATGCGGCTGTGGATTCCGTCTGTCACTGTTTAGCTCCCCAAGATAGATTTAAGTGCAGTACCGCCAGCCTGTGTCCCGGCTCCGGATAATCCTGACTGAGACGTGAGGATCGTAGACTGTCGGCCGGCAGAGGCTATGGCTCGGCGGCGCGCGCGGTCTTCTGTGGAGCGCTGCGCGACTGTCGGGTCTCGCGTGACTGCTTGCTGTAGAGCTGGCTGAACTGGGTCTCGTGTAGCGATGGCTACTGCTGAACCGGCGCTGATGACTGAGGCTGCGATGATCGCTGCTGTTGCTGGGTCTGACATTAAAAATCTCCTTCTATGTATACGAAGGCGGGCCCGTCGCTAGCGTCATCGTGTACCGGTCTACCAAACGTCATTGCCAAAGCATCTGTGATGTCGGGTGACTGGCCAATTCGATCTGCAAACTGTTCTTTCGGCTCCAGCCGTACCTGTTCTTTCAGTGTATGCCCATATTCGCGCTGTGTCAACTGGTCGAAAAGCTCAGCTCCGTCCTTAGTGGTGCCGTGCGGCAACAGTAGGTGCTGGATATTATCTTTAACCCCGCCCCAGCACTCGTCGATACGGAGAGAGTACGTAACGTCGTTAAACGCAGTACGGCCCGGGTGGACGCCTGTCGGGTTGAGGCCCATTTTCTGCAGCTGGTCATACACACCGCCACCATAGCCACCGCCCATATCCACAAAGATCGCTGAGCAGCGTTTATTGATGTGTTGGAATTCCCTGACCATGTCAGAGACCTTATCCGCAATCTGAATCGAATTGAGTCCCCTGTAGCGTCGAGGGGCGAATGAGCGACAATCATAACCGATGCGAGGATAAATGATCGTCTCGTCCCCCGACATACTGCGGGCCACGTCAACACCGATAATGAGCGGATCGGTTCGGTGATCTGTAATAGCCTCTCGCTCGCTTGCTTCTCGCACGGCAGAGGCGCTTATAAACTGGTTTGTCGACTGAGCTGGGAATAGGCCTCTCCAACGTACGCGGACGTAGTCACTGTCCGCCCCGTAGACTTTAATGTCCTCTTCGACCTTAGCTTTATTTACACGCTGCGCCTGGCGTGAATCAATCTGGAATACTGTATACAAATCCGAGTACTTCCCGACGCAGTTTTCGTAGAAGCGGCCGGTGTTTCTCGTACCGTTACCGAAGTCGAATACCATCGGTTCTCCACCGATCAGGCCACCCTCGCGTACTTCGAATAGTTTCTGGTCGATCTTAGAGGCCTCGTCAAAGATATAGAACGACGTCGCGCTACTGTGCTGTCCAGCAAACGCCTCAGAGTTCGTAGGGTCACAGGTCTGTGCGAAACACTTCCATTTCTCTTTCAGTTCCGGGTCACTGTGGACGAGCGACATTACGCTGGTGGAGTTCGAGTATTTAAACCAGTCTTTCGTCAAACTCATGTTGTGCCACTTACCGACCTCAGCCCATGTCTTCGTACGCAGCTGGGGCGCTGTGTTCGCTGTGACGGTCCCGACAGACATCGGGCGTGTATCTAAAATAAACTTTACGAGCCACGCGCTGATCGTGGACTTACCAATACCGTGACCTGAGACGGTGGAGAACCGGATCGGTTTCACTGCGTCCCGGCCGTTAAATTCGTTTGCTTTAATCTGTTCACCGAGCTGTTCGAGATATTCACATTGCCACAGATCCGGGCCATACTTTACGTTCGGAAAGCGCTCTCGATACTTCGGGTGGAGTTCCGCTACCTGAATCGACGGCTCCGTATTCCATGGGAACGCGCCCAGTACGTATTTTAAGGGGTCGTTTCTGCAGGAGTGCAGAAAGTCAGCAATCATCTGGTTCGCGTCCTGTGCCATTAAAATAGTCCTCCTCCAGGTTTCGGTGCAGGTAGAACCTCTACAACCTCTTCAGCTGTCGATTCGACTGTCTGGATCTGCTGCAGCTGAGAGACAATCTGAGACATGGACGTGGACACCTCTACAAACTGAGCCGCCTTACCTAGGCCACGATCTAGAATTTCTTTCGCTGCTGCTACGCGCACGGACGGTGACGCGTCTTTTACTCTACCCATCGCTATGTTCGAGAGTTCGTTCAAAATACGAGGCGATAGCTTTCGGGCCATCTCCCTCACATCGTCTTCCGTCATCTCTGCGTAATCGGTAACCTCTGACGGCTCCGGCGCTAACGGGTTCGGTGGCATCGGTACATTGCTCATATTCTCAGTATACGAAAAACCCCCTGCGATTGCAAGGGGCCCGTTTCCAGTTCATCTCTGCTGAAAGTGGTGCAGGGGTCGAAGATTTGCACTTCCTTACCGTGATCGTTGCGCGTGGCGATCGGGCACCGCGTTTTCCAGTAGCTACGTGTACTCGCGACTCTTGGTCCCTGCGTAAGCTGTCCCCGGGCTTGAGTTTAGGCAGATCCCCCAGGACTAACTGCATGTGTTGTTTTAGCGTACCCAGTCGCCGTAGAGACCGGGCGGGCTAGAACGAACCTGGTTGCAGAGGGCGGATTCGAACCACCGGCCTTCTGGGTATGAACCAAACGAGCTGACCACTGCTCCACTCTGCGTTAATTGGTACAGGGTTAGGGGATCGAACCCCACTATGCGCACTACCTCCTCCAGGAGCCCCATATAAAATTCTTAAAGAGGGTGGCAGGATTGGCGAGCATATCATCTAGAATTGTCTGAATCTAGTCCCTCCTGCGCTTATATCAGACGCTTAGGAGCACCCTCTTTAAAAATTCTGTATCCTCGGTCGGAGGCGTTGGTGTCTAGACTCGTACACCCCCGGCGAAGATCTCTTCGGTTATTTACAGTATGACCGTCATCTAATTTCTGTAGCCCGTGTGGTCGGCTAACACCAGGTAGTACTTCACCCGACATGGGAGTCAGTGGAAGCACCAGTCTGTACTATAGTCCTTACAGACCATCGTGTCAAGTACTAAAGTGCCGCACGTACGGCAGCGTCTTTTGACTCAAGGAGCTTACGTAAGGCCACACTCTTCTCAGCGCCAGGTTTCAGGTCTCTATCTAGTCGCTCGGCTAATTCTCCGAACGGCTTACTGATCGCCTGCAGGCGCTCCGGGAGGTGCTCCCATTTAAAATACTGCATAATATCGCTCGGTTCGTAAATCGGTTCCATGTGCTCATTCCTTTCATGGGTTTATAGATACGGTCAGTGTACGGGTGCCGGGCAAGGGTGTCAAGGGCCGCCTTCGGTTCGTAACGGTCGGGGCTGTCCGGAGTTCGTAACGGCTCCAAAAAGTGGCTCGCGGTATACGGGGGTGACCCCACCCAGCGGCCGCCCCGGGCGCCCCCGAAAGTGCCTTTCGTAGACCCCCTGCCCGTCTCGCTCGAAACGAATTCGCTTCGCTCATGTTTTACGTGATGTCCCGCGATGTGGCAAGGCGTTTCGGAACGTTACGAACCGTTACGAACTTGGCGGAAAACGCGATTTGATACGAACTTTTTTAAAAGCGTAATGATTTCAGTAGCTTCCAGATATTCCGGACACCGGACACGGCTGGGCAGGCACGCTTAAGCTGTTGAAATCACAAATAAAACTGCCCCTTTCTCTATACTCTCCTCTCTATACTGGGTTGGGGAGAGGAGAATAGAGAGGTATGTAGCGGTTCGTAACGGTACGAACTCTGGTACTGAGCGACGTCCGTTCGTAACGCACAGACACTGGTATCAGCGAGGTGGAATAGGAGACTTGAGCGGGCATACTTCCGTGAAACATCCTTAACCCACTGATACTTAAAGCAGAACAACGTGCCTGCCCAGCCGTGTCCGATGCCCAGAAATCTTGGAAACTCTTGAAACTAAAGAGGAATCCCTAAAAGTTCGTAACGGATTAAATGCCTAAATATTAAGCAGAATGTGTTCCACGCGTTACGAACTCGCTTCCCGAACGCTTCCGAAGCTGTTCGGGCGTTACGAACTCGCTTCCCGAAGCTCTATGGAAATTTTCGGAAGCGTTACGAACCGTTACGAACCCCGAACGTTCGGACGTTACGAACCCCGCCAGTTTCTCAATTAATGCCGAAAAACATAAATAAATAGTAAATAAATAGTAAATAAATATTGACATTAGCCGTTACGAACCCTATAATAAATATAGTTAATAAATAAGGAATAGAAGACATGAACGAATACAAATACAATCCGTCGAACGAAAGGCGCGCCGCAGTACTTGCCGAGCGTAACATGCGGCACAGACGCGCCGAGCTAATCGCCACCGCTGCATATGTTCTAGGCTTTACCGCACTGGTGGTTTACAGCGTAATTGGATTAATCACAACACAGGGGACTTATTAAGGTGGTATACGCGCTGGTACTTCAGGACGATAGCGCCAGCGGTGAAACTATAATCCGAATTCTATTCGTAGCAGTAAAGGTATTAAACAAATGAGCCGTAAATTTAATTTCATGACGGTGACCCGCAAGCAGACACATAAAGGGGTTCTCGTGCAATATGACTACTATCAAAGCGAGTTCGACGCCCGCAAGTGCGCGGAAATCAGAGCACGCAACAACGCAGTGCAGAGCGCGGAACTGTTTAAAATCCGTTACGAACCTATGCAAACCTTCACTAAAGAAAGCAAACACCTATGAAATCAGTAATCACGAAGCTCCAGAAAAAGACGTTCCGCAAGACTTTTGTAGAGAACGGCCGCAAGCGTTTAATCGTTGCAGAGGTACGCTATGACGACGAACGCGGCAACGGGCACAACACGTTTACCATCACGGGCACGACGTACCGAGGTGTCACGGAGCGGGAGGCGCATATAGAGTCTTGCGGCTGTAACCATGCCGAAATCGCCGAGCACTTCCCCGAGCTTGCGCACCTCATCAAGTGGCACCTCACAACGAGCGAAGGCCCTTGGGGTTACGTAAGCAACACCGTGTACTACGCGGGCGACAGGGACTATAACGGCCTACGTAAAGGCGAACCGAATACATTCTACGACAAGACACAGGTCTTCTTTGATAGCGTGCCAGTGCCGCATGTATTAGAAGACGGCCTGGTGCGGTTCCTCATGGATCTAAGCAGTTTCGACAACCTAGAGATAGAAGAGCACGCGCACGGGAAAGACCCGAAAACGTACGGAACGCGTTACACCTTTAAAGGTTACCTTGGCCAGCTTGGTGGCTGGTATGGATGCCCTTTCACCTCTAAGCAGGAAGCGCAGCAGTACCTTGCCGCCCTGCAAAACTGTGGCGTTACCTTTAAGACCGTGCATACGGCATGGGGCGAAGGTAAAGAAAGAGACCTTGACGCCGCGCGAAGGACGGCAATCTGGCCTGACGCTACGGACGAAGAGCTATGCGCACCTAAAGAGGAGCTTACAAAAGCGCTGAGGGCACGTTTGCCCGAGTTGATGGAACGCTTTAAAGCTGACATCGACGCCCTAGGATCTAAATTTTAAAGAAAGTATTAGAAATGAAACATACATACACAGCGTACGTTAAGAGTACACAATGGCTTAAAGCCGACCTTGAAGCAACTGACCACCTCGAGGCGCACCTTATCGCGAAAGACTTGAGTTCTGACGAATTTACAGAGCACGGCGAACCTGAATGGCATGTGCACCGCGTCGAGCGTCTAGCCACACTGGCAGCAGAAACGCCACTAGGGCAAGATTTTAACCCCAAGCCCGACGGCTGGACGATGGATAACGTAAGCGAAATGGTGAAGGGTTACCTTGAAACGGCGCTATTCGCTGACGCCCCAGAACACTGGCAGCCTAAAAGCGTATCCGACGCGAACGACCAGACCCGACATGAAGCGTGGGTGCATTGTACTGAATTTTTGAGAGCTATCACGCTACCCGACACGCTTACGGCGGAGTGGATGCGACAGCTGGGTTCGGATTTGTTCTACGCACGCCAAGGCCATAGTGTGGGCTTTCACGACCACACCGAACGATACACAGAAGAGCAGATGGATCAGTACAGCACCGAGGCGGGGAAGTTTGACGCGCTGACCATCTACGCAGACGGGCAAACATGGGGGCTTGAGTAATGCCGTATGCATTCGAAACGAATAAAACGCCGCTACCAGAGGGTACGGATAAGCGGGTTAAGCTGACACCTCAGCAACGCGACGAAATACGGGCGAACGTTGGCAACCTGAGCCAGCGCGCCCTAGCGGCTGAGTACAACGTAAGCCGTCGCCTCGTGCAGTTCATACAAGACCCTTCAAAACACGCTGAAAATCTAGCAAGGCGTCAGGAGCGAGGCGGAAGCGCGCAGTATTACGACAAAGATAAACACCGCGACAGCATGCGCGAGTATAGAAAATCAAAACAGGAGAGGCTAAAATAATGAAAAAAATCACAATGAATACTATCAATAGTGCAAGGTGGGATATGCACGAAAAGCACAAAAAATACCCTGGCGATTGTGTATTATGTCGCGCTGCTATTGCAGAACATTTAGAAACAGGGAGGCCGATAAGTAAAGAGGTTTATAAGCTTGGCACGCCAAAAAGCTATGGAGGGTTAACGCCTTTTAAAGAATTAAACACATTAAAGAATTTTATCATAACAGGCGAATACACAAAAAAGGACTCTGACCAATGCACACAATAAAAACGACTGTACTGATAGGCGCAGGCGTTCCTTGCCTTGCTTTACTTGGATTTATTGCCCGCGGGCAAACATGGGGGATTGAGTAATGATTATTGTACTAAACGTAACTTGCGAAAATGAACATATAAAAAACCTATTAGAGGTCAACGGCATCAACTTTGACGGGCATGAAAACCGTGTAACCGCCGAAGAGTATGTAACGGCGCTACTCGGTAACGCGGGCTTGAAAGCCGAACGCTTCGAGGGTGACGGCTGGATATGGCAAGGCACGGCGAAGGGCGACCCGCTCGCGATCCTTCACCCAAGCGCCGTAGCGTCTGAAGAAATTACGGCGGGTTTTGAAGCGTACGCGGCGGCGAACGACTTGGAACTGTCTGGCAGCGAAACAACAATATCCGAAGCAATTGAAAGGCTCGTATCATGAAAAGAATTAGCTACGCCAAGGCCATTGAGTACTTTAGGGACACGGCCGCGGGCGTTGATATGGCAAGCCGTATTAACGACATCCTAAACGCACAAGGCGGCGGGCACATGGACGTATTCGAAATGGTAGCCGCTAAGGAACTGATCGAACGCGGGGAGTACGAGCAAGAAATTGCTGAGGTGATCCGTAAACACAGAAACAAGCCAATAGAAGGGGTAGGCCGATGAAGCAACTGGATATGTTTGAGCCGCAAGAGTTCGCAGTGTACCGTGGTGATGATCTTGAATTTATGGGCACCGCTCAGGAATGCGCCGAGCACCTAGGGGTATTGCCTGAAACCGTGGCTTGGTACACCACACCAACAGCCAGAAAGAGGCAAGCGAACCGCAAGCGCCTAGGCGTAACAGTAATCCGAGTAGAGGGGTAAAATGATGGGCATGCATACAGAAATCATGGTTAAGGGTGATGTGTTTTTAAAGCAGAAAGACCAGAACACGGAAGCCGCGCTAAGATACTTCTTTACAGGGCAAGACCTGCCCGAGGACTTCCAAGCGCCTAGGCACGAACTTTTCAGGTGCTTGCGTTGGGAAGGGATCGGTCGTTGCGCGTCGGACTGCCACCACCCGAAGGTGATTAGGAGTTTTGAGCACAGTTCTGTAAGCACGACAACAAGCGTATTCATGCGTTGTGACTTGAAAGCCTACGATGACGAACACGTACATTTTTTCGATTGGGTCGCACCGTACGTAGACGCAATTAAAGACGACGTCATTGGGTACCACTGGTATGAGGACGATGAAGCACCAACCCTAATAAGAAAGGTAACAGACTAATGCAACAAACAGTAATTACAGAAAGCAACAAGTACGCAGTCATCAGCGTGATGGGCGGGCAGGGCATACAGATCCAAGACAAGGCGGACGAACTCACAACGCCGCTGATGCTAGGGCAAGAGGCTATCGACGAACGCCGCGCACTACGCTACGCAAACGAAAAGGTCGGGACGTTCCTATTCGATGACCTATGTCACGACCACTTCATGGCAGGTAAGACTGTATACGACGAGCACAATCAGGAGGTAGCCCTATGAGACACACAGTAACTGCAATCCGCTACGAGGACATCGAAGGCATGGCTCTAGCGCTAAATAATATCATACAGAACGCCGAGACGACCAACTTACCTGTTGAAGTCGCTGACGAGCTGTGCAGAGCCGCTGACAACCTAAAAGACATCGCGGTAGATGCTGCCCTCGTCGAGTTCACTGAAGAGACTGAGTGGGTGGCACTGGGCGAAACTCGCGAGAATATTAAAACTATCATGCCTTCAACCAAATACCCTGAAATGGGAGAGTTCGAAGACGACGACCTCAAGCCGCACTTTTGCTACGGCAAGGGTTGCGAGGTGTACTTCGCGGACACTGACAAGCTAATCGGTCACGTTCAGCTTGACCACACAGTGGAGGTCGAGAAGTAATGCAAACAGTACTAGCCGCTATCAACAAGCAACTCTCAAGCCACGAGACATTCCTGGTGCGCGGACAGGGCACGGGCAAGCCGATCTATGTGAAGGTATCGAAGGCACAAGCCCGAGGCATCCTGCTCGAGAACCCGAACCTCAAGAAAGCTACACTGCTGCGCGAAGACTTCACCTCGCAAGGCCGCTCTCTTGGGCACAGACAAACCCTAGTAATGGAGATTTAAGAAATGAGTAACAAGCTGGTACCTATCACTTTTGTGAACATGATAACAGATGGTGGGAAAATTGTCGCTTTAAGTGATGAGGGTAATCTCTATAGGTTAGAACGATACGAAGGTGAAGAGTGGTGGTCTGAGCTACCACAGCACATAGAATATGGGGAGAAAACGATGACTAAGAAAATAAGCGAAGTGTTTGGTAGCTCTTTAGAAGCTGCATTAGGAAGTACGGTGAAGACACACCCATTACAATCGGACAGGTTATTGGAAGCAATGGTTTGGATGCTGCGTTGTGGGCATCTGTAGCACTAAATAACATACATGGAGGAATAAAATGGACAAAATCACATTTACATTAGCAGAGATTAAAAAACACGAACCTTGCACAGACGGATGGAAGAAGCTTTGCAAATCACTAGGCGGCATTAGAAAATACGGTAAGCATACGCCGATAACTATCGGGCAGATTATTGAGAGTAATGGACTGAATGATGCGTTGTGGGCATTAAGATCAACGCCAGAGGAAACACATTACCTATGGCGACATTTTGCTGTGGATTGTGCTGAAGAAGTTGAGCATTTAATGGAAGATGAGCGTAGCAAAAATGCTTTACGTGTAGCTCGTAGACATGCAGATGGAGAGGCAACTGATGAGGAGTTGAATGCTGCTTGGTCTGCTGCTTGGTCTGCTGCTAGGGATGCTGCTAGGGCTGCTACTAGGGATGCTGCTTGGTATGCTGCTTGGTATGCTGCTAGGGCTGCTACTAGGGATGCTACTAGGGATGCTGCTTGGGCTGCTGCTGAGAATGCTGCTTGGTATGCTGCTAGGACTGCTTGGTATGCTGCTAGGGCTGCTGCTAGGGCTGCTGCTAGGGGGGCTGCTAGGGCGTACCAAGCAGAGCTTTTAAAAGAATATTGCCGTACAGGTGAGCGAGTTATTAAGGAGGGTGAATAGATGAACCATAGACCAACACAAGCGCAAAGGGATTTATCTGACACAATTTGGAGGCTTTCTAGGAATGGCGTTTGGCAGTACAAAGAGAACTTCATGAGGGACGTGCCTCAAACCCTAGCCGACCACGTTGCAGAGGAAGTGGCGAAGGCGAATGAGTGGCAGGATATAAGCACGGCACCTAAGGATGGGCGTCATATCTTACTCTACAGACCCGATATTCAGTTTGTTGGATACCACGCAATAGTTGGATGGTGTATGCAAGGATGTCGAGTCATTGACCCACCTCCAACCCGCTGGAGGCCTTTACCGGCAACACCAGAAGGGAGTGAGTAGAAATGCCCAAAATTACGAAAACAGAGCCAGACAGTCGAATCGACATACACGTAGGCCAGAGAATCAGGCAACGCCGCATGCTGGCGGGAGTGAGCCAGGAGAAGCTGGCAAGCGCTCTGGGGATCACGTATCAGCAAGTGCAGAAGTACGAGAACGGGACGAACCGAGTCTCAGCGTCACGCCTATACAGGGTAAGTAAAACCCTGAAGGTGCCGGCGAGCTACTTCTTCGACGGGATCCAGAACGATGAAACCGCAGAAGATGTGCTCTATGACAGCTCTGACGCCCGCGTCCTCGTTCGAGAGTTCGAACAGATTAAAGACCCGGCTGCACGTAAACAGCTCGTCAACTTAACAAGAACCTTTGCTAATAAAAATAAGGGATAAAGCAATGATAAAAGCACTGAAACGAGTATTCGGCCGCACGACCCTCGAGGTCGTGGAGGCGGAGTACATACTGGCCCGGTTCATCATGGGGGACGGCCGTAACTGGTACCGTGAGGTACACCCAGAGGCACGGGAGTATAGCGCATTCACCCCCGTGGCGTCATGGGAGCAGGTGTTAGAAGACCTGCTGTCGGATGACCAGCCACTATTCGTGAAGCACAACTTTTCGAGGGCAAACATTATACCTAAAACTATCGACCGTGCAGCGACCTACGTAAAAGGGAAAAAGGTTTTCCACTTCAAGCGTCGCGGCGATAAACTAACTCACATTAAAACGGAGACCGTACCTTATGAAGAACTGGATGATTAAGAAACTCGGCGGGTATACTCGACACGAGCACACCAATGCCCTCACGAGACAGCAGCTCGACCTGAGCCAGCCGAGCGTCGTAAAGACGTACTACAGCAATGGCAAGGACAGAGCGTACGATTACCGTGTGGCTTTGGGCGCCCGAGCGTTCGGCTTCACAGACCACAAGTGCCAAGAAGAGATGTCAGTCGACGATTTCAGCGCTCACCTAGACCGTAGCGTCATACCATTCGTTAAAGACGAACTGATCCGCACGTTCGCAGAGGGGGTGGAGTGACACTGCAAGAACCTAAAGACGTATTCGTCGGGCTCTATAACTGCGTTCAGGTCTTCCTGAGCGCTAGTTACGCTTACTACTGCCTTGATCGAGGCGACCTGATGTCAGACCCAGACTTCGATGAAATGTGTGCTATGATGAAACGTAACTGGGACATCATCGAGCATAGGCACAAGTACCTAATTGATCTCGAGGGTCTGAGCGCAGGCACGGGGTACTGCATCGAGGAACGCGAGTACCCGGGGATCACGAAAAGCTCAACACACTGGCGCCTGAACCATGGCGTAAAATTTTACTTAAAAGGAAAGAACCTAAACATGAACTACGACCTTATACAAGACGAAATCGGCGCGTATTACAAACGAGCTGATGGATGGATCACAGACCACTTCGCGCCAGAGAAAGCGCTGATGGTTATCCCACAGGAGCTCGACTACCACGCACCTCGCGAGCTAAGTTACGCCGAGATTGAGCGTGCTAAGAACCGCATTCGCCGTCAGCGCTGGCTCATGAAACCAGAGAACCGCAAAAAGGACGCCGAAGCGTCCCTTGCACGTAAGCGTCAAGCGGCTAACCCGCAGGAGCCACCGGAACAGGACGTAATGGCACTACTTGGCCTTTCGCCTCCGAAGGCGGGGTCGGAATAACCCCGTCCTCTGCGAGCTGTATTTTCTCATACGTTGCCGCAATCAGCGCTGGATCTGCCATATCGGCTTCCACTGAACCTTCCTTAACATATAGCCTCGGACGATCACCGTGCGGGGCTACTTTACGTGTCGTGCGCCCGTTATCTGGGAGAGCAGGGTGTGGAATAAACCCAAGCTCGAACATCAGCTGCTTACGCTTGGCATGACTGTAGCGAGTATTTAGCTTCAGACCGATCAGGAGCTGGTTTAAAGCACTTGCGCTTACCCATCCACCCCTGAAGCCCGGAGTACCTGCAGAAATGGCCTCAATGATCTCCTGCTCGACTCTACCAGTACTCGCTTTAATAAACTCGTCACGCTTCGATGTCTGAGGGGCGCGAACACACGCTGTCGCAGGGTTTAGCTTCTCGTCGATCTCGAAGTTCTCTAGGAAGTATGCGATGAGCTTAAAGCCCGGTGTCTGACCTTCGTACTTACGGATACCTTTAGCCCAGTCCCATAGGTCAGCGAAGTACGACGGCGTCAGGCCGGCTTCCATCATTGCCTTGAACGTCTGAGCGCCGGCCATGAGAGGGGCGTAACGCCTGCTGTCCGCCTTCAGGTTGATCGCGTCGATATAGTTCGAGGTCAGAATGAAGTTCGCTCGGTTATCAGCAGTAAACTGATCTTTACCCTTGGCTTGGATCTCTTCCTTCTCGTTCGTGATAAGTGGCTTCAGGACTTCCATCATCTCTGACTTGTTCCCGACCTTGATCTCCTCGATAGCCACAAATAACTTACCGAACAGCCAAGCGTTGAACTTCGCGCCGTTACCCGCTAGATCCGAAGCTTTCACAACGTGGCAGTACTTCTTACCGAGCGTTTCCATCAAGCAGTTCGTGATGAACGTCTTACCGTTACCTTCAGGTCCCTGCAGGAGCGGAGCCCACTGGAATTTATTACCGATGTACTGAGTACATGCCGCCATGTAGTTCAGCAGCACAGCTCGGTCGCCTGCGTCAGGGAACATCATCTCGATCAGCTGAAGGAACTTAGACACGTCGCCTTGCTCAGCGTCGTTAAATACGGGGCGGTAGATGTTAGCCAGAGTTTCACCGCCGTCCTCGATCAGGAAGTCAGGGTTCTCTGGGCGGAAACATACCGCGTGTGCTACTGGCGGTCGCCACGTTGGGCACTCAGTGAACGCCTCCCACGCAGATCTTGTGGTTTTACCGTCGTCGATGTTGAACTTATAGCCGCCAAACATCACACGGAACTGCTCTGGCTTCAGGCGTAAGCCGTCAGGCGTAACAGCTGCGTGCTCCCCGACCACATACGCACACCCGTCGAATACTTCAGGGATGTCTTTTTGCTCGACCCACCCGCCAGCGAACTTGCGACTAGAGCCGTCCTCGTTATCGCCACGAGCTGCATATACTTGAGTCTGTAGGCTACATGCGCTGATGATCGTCCTCGGAAGGTAATCCTGGCGCTGCTCCCACTTGTCTCGTTTAAGCTCAGATTTCTCCATGATTCGGCGGATACGCTCACAGTCTTTACCAGTCCAGAACGCGAGGCGCTGAGCGAGAGACATGTCAGCACTCGAACCGTCGTATTCGTTGTGGTCGTGAGGCCAAGCCCCCGCCAATGCATCGACGTTACGCTCCCAGAGGTCTTGGAACGAAACGCGAGCTCCGTTAAAGATTTCACTGTGACTTCTGCGAGAGATGGCCAGCTGCACCAGCTCGTCATCGTCTTCAGGGCCGTTCCACTCCTCACACGGGCCGACCGTCCACTCAGCTTCGCCCTTAGCGTTTTTGTCTTTAGGAGGGAAGTACGTATTGATCGCGTCACGCAGCGCTACGGTGCAGTCCGTCTCCACGTCACCGTGAGCGTTACCGCCGAGAACTACGAACCGGTCTTTATGGTACAACTCTAGTCCTAATTTAACATTCTTACACGCATGGTCAGGAACATCGTGGTACCTACCGAAAATGTGCAACCCTGTGTTAGACTGGCTGACCTCTACGTAAGCGCCCGGGAATAAGTCGATCAGCTGATAGGCTAGAGGGCTCCACGACTGACCGTCTGGCATCAGACAGTGGTCGATGTCCACAAAGAAATACGGGTCTTTTTCTGTGAACACGAAGGCCATACGGAGGTCTTCCCGAGTCGAAGCGACAGCGGCCGCTTGTTCGTAAGACATCCAGTGCTGGCTGTCGAGGGCGTTAATGACGTCCCCCGAAGCGTTACATGGCATTTTAAGGTTCTTGCCCGAAGCGTCTGGGACGAGTTTCGCTAAGATGAACTGGTTTGATTTAAACATTTTCTACTCCCGTTTGGTCCATAAGCTCGCGAACGACCTCACGTTTGAGTTCTCCCGGTGCGGCCACAGCGATCGGGTGGCGGTGAGCCAGACCTTGCGCTAGAACGTCCAAGTCTTCTAATTTTACTGCCAGTTCCATAACCGCATCACGGATTTCAGGCATCTCTCCGCCGTTGAAGGACACAGCTGAAGGCGCTCGCCCTGCATACTCTGCGATCTCTCGGCGAGTCATCTTATTGTAGCCGATAACTCGAGCGCAGTCTAATGCCGCCATCAAGATATTTGCTAATGCATTGGTTTCGTTAGTCATTTCCGTTCACCTCTTTTTTTTCTTTTGGTGGAGTCGGCTTCTCCTGCCAAGCAACAATATCAACCGTAGGGCCTGTTATATGCTGAATAGCCGAGTGCTTGCCTAGAACAAGCATCGCCTTCTCCACTTCTTCCGCGACGTGGGCGGCTATGAGTTGGGCTGCTTTATTAACGTCAAAAGATTCATTTTCTAAATAAAAAGCCTCGCTGTATATACGTTGAGCAAAACTCCTATCCGCTTCTGTCGGGTTACCCATTAAATTTCTCCCCTCCGCTTGAGAAGTACGCGATGCCGCCATTCGCCATCACCATATTCGCCCAAGCCATCTGTCCTTGTTCATGTTCTGTGCCTTTATACTTCCAGCCGCCGCGCTTCACTTCGACGCTAGCGAACTGGCCGATAACCTTGCCTACCATAGTCTGCGTAATTAGGACCGGCTTGATACCAATTAGGTCGGCGCTACGTAACGCTTTACCCATTTTCTGCGAGTCATTCGCAAGCCCGAAACGTACTGGGATGCCGTCATCTCGTGTGGCCACACCTTTGTTGTTTCTGAACAGTACTCCGCCGAGCTCCTCAGAAAACTGAATGCGCACACGGTTCTGCACCGCCGTCTCGCTCATGCCCTTAACTTCCGGGTTGTCCGGGTACGGGTTGAACATCGCTATGAACTCTTCTCGCGCTTCAGGAGG